TAAGCCACGACCGATTTCATCCCAAGTCATAGAACCAAATTTCTGGAAACTTATAGCGAGTTCGTTTAAACCCTGAACTGCGAGCCAAATAGCACCAGCGCCAAATATTCCAGCTATACCAGTAAGATAACCGAGAGCACCGCTAACAGCAGCTACTTCAAGTAAAGCTCCGCCCATGGCTACTAAACCTCTACCTATTTCGTCCCATTGCATTGCTCCAAATTTAACAAGATCGTTAGCGAGTTCATCCAAACTAGATATAACTATAGCTATCGCGCCAGCTCCAAATATAGACGAAAATCCAGAAATTTTACCTAAAGCACCTGTAAAACCGCTTACTTCAAGTAAAGCTCCACCCATAGCTGCTAAACCACGAGTTATTTCATCCCATTGCATTTCGCCGAAACTTTTTAATGCGATAGCAAGTTCGTCCAAACTAGTTATAACTATAGATATCGCGCCAGACGCGAATATACTAGAAAATCCAGCCAATGTTCCGAGACCGCCTAACGTAATAGCTAATTCGCCAAGGGTACCACCCATGGCAGCTAAGCCACGACCGATTTCATCCCATTGCATTTCGCCGAAACTTTTAAGAGCTGCGGCCAAGTCATCAAGAGATTGAACTACGACAAATATACCTATACTACTAAGTAAAGACTTAAAGCCTCCAAATTTCTGCAATACAGCCATAACGCCAGTCAACTCTAATAACGCCCCGCCCATAGCGGACAGACCACGAGCTATTTGTTCCCAGGTCAATGTTGCAAACTTTTGCATAGCTTCGCCGAGCATCTCACAAGCCTTAGCTAACGCTATCATCGCGATACTAGTACTTAATGGGATTTTAGTCTCACCTATGATTTTAAGACCGGCGGAAAGGATTATTAAACCGCCACCAACACCGATAAGACCTTTAACTATTTCTTTAAAAGATAACTGAGCTATTTTCTCCATAGCAGATGATAAAATAAGAATTGCAGTGGATACTAATATCAACGAGAATGCCGCTTTACCGAGACCTTTAGGCTCAAATTTATTCAATGTCTTAGTCATGGTCGACATTGTTAATGTCAGCATACCCATCATAGCCCCTATAACGGTTAAAGATTTAATAGCTGCCCCAACATCGATTTCTGAAATGGACTTAAGTGCAGCAGACAGAATACCAACAGCAATAGAAATAGCTAATATAGATCCTATCTTTATACCGGTAGAAAACGCATTAAGTGTGTCTTTAACACCATCTAAAAGATCGGCCAACTTCTCTTTAATGCTAGGACCGTCGTCTTTTCCGCCGAAAAGTCCTTTAATAGCTTCAATAATCTTATCGAGGAAACCTGTTATTTTCTTAGCAGCTACAAATACACCACCGCCAGCGAGACCTGCAAAAATATCGCCAGCGGAAACGTTATCCCTAATCCATTCGAATACGGGTTTAACCGTATCCCATATCCATTTGGCAACATTTTTAATAACTCCGCCAATGGCCGCAATCGCATCGCCAAAACTCTCAATCGGACCGAGGGTGCCTTCTATCAAATCGGATATCAAATCGACTAAAGTCGACATAAAACCAGATAATCCACTGGCATCAAAACCATCATTAAGAGAGGTGAAGAAATCGCCAAGAGACGCAGTAGCATCTAAAAGGAATTTAGAAAGACCGCCAATACCGTCAGAACCAGCCAACTTTAAAAATGCATCAGCTACGCTTACCACAATCTTTCTACCAATATCAATGATAGAGAATACGCCCTTAAATATACGTTTTACTTTGTCGGCAACATCGGAACTAATCGTAAGATTTTCGGTGAACTTTTTAAGACCTTCAGATAAATCTTTAAGATTCTTAACTGTAATCGGAGGAAATATGTCTCTGAATGCTTCTTTTATCGGCGCAACAACACTACCGATCGCCTTAAAAACATTAAATAATGAATCGACTATATCAGCTCGACCGCCAGCGTCCTTCCATCCTTGAAGTAGATCGTTACGAGCTTTAGCTGACGCTTCAAGCACCGACCCAATGACTTTGGAAATCTCGGTTAATGTCTCTTTTGCTTCTTCGAAGTCGCCTATAAGAATTTCCCAAGTTTGTGACCAACCAGACTGTGCGGATTCCTTAAGGGTGTCCCATAACTGGGTGAATGTTTTTACCTTAGTTGCAGCGTCTTCAGCATTATCAGCCATCTTAAGAATATCCATAGCCTGCTCTTTAGATACTTTACCAGTGGCAGCAAGTTTCTCAGCAAGTTCATCATAAGACGCTGTTCCGTTTTTATTTTCTGCAACAAGTTTCTGTGCAGCAATTATCTGATCTTGTTCGACGCCGGTTAAGTTGGACAAATATTCAGCTGCGCCACTCTTAGTCATTTTAGACAAAGTTTCGGTAAGAATATCAGTCGTTATCCAACCTTCTTGTAACGATTCTCTAAAAGAACCGTTTTTCTTAATCATTTCATCTACTGCTACGCCATGAGTTCTAGCAGTTTCCTTTAACGCATTCTGGAATAATTCACCGCCCATACCAGCGTTAACGACCGAGTTCCAGTCCATGAGCTTAACTGTGCCAGAGGCCATAGCCTGAGAAAGCTGATACATTGCAGTAGATGCCTGTTGTGAACTAGAACCAGACATAGCCGCTAAGTTCGCTATACCCTGAATTGCAGAAGCAGATTCTTCGAGCCCAACACCAGCCGCGGTAAAGGTACCGATATTTCGAGTCATCTCTGCGAAATTATAAATAGTCTTATCCGCATAAGTATTCAATTCACCGATAACTCTAGTAACGTCATCCATAGTTGTGCCTTTACTAGCAGTATTGGACATAATTGTTTGGATAGCGTTCATCTTGGTTTCATACTCAGTGAAACCAGTTTTAATAGGATCTATAGTTAATGCGGAGATCATTCTCTTACCCGTATTAACTGCGGAATTCGTTATGTTAGCAAGGGCGGTTACTCCCATTACTTGTAAAGCTGAGAATTTAGCGGCGACAGTTTCAACAGCGTTGCCTAAACCAGACATATTAACGCTCTTAGCAGCAGAATTTACATTTTCCAATCCTTTAGAAGCACCAGTAAAGTTTAAACTCTGTTTAAGTTTCTCAAGAGTCGACATACTAGTAGCGGCATTTCTTTCGAACTGTCGATTATCGAATTGCATCGATACTATTCTTTCATCTACTGATCTACTCATAATTTAGTAACCTCCTCCCATGCATCATTAGCGATTTTATCAAAAATAGGCTGGATAGCAGGATTGATGTAATCACGACCCTGTACCCAGCCTCCAGTTCCGGTTCCATGTCCGTACTGTAAAATGATGGCTATAGAAACACCTTTATTAACATGCGAATTGTTATAGGTAATCGTGGCATAGCCTCTACCACGCTCTATTTCGTAGTACCACGAGTTAGCCGTTAAACCAGAATCAGTAGGGGTTGCAGATGCCAGAGCAGCAACTCCTTCTCGACCGTATTTGTCGAGGACTCCGAGGTTGACGACCTCTTTGGCTCTCTCTAAAAAACGAGTCGTTTTAGAGAAGTTACCCCGGTGTTTGAAAGTTATCATACAACCACCTCTTAACTCATTTACTTAATGCCCAGAAGTTTATTCCAAGTATTTATGCCAACTACGCCGTCAACTTCGAGCTTATTAGCTTTCTGATACTTCTTAACAGCAGCTTCAGTATCTGTACCGAATTCGCCGTCATCCTTGTATTTACCGCAAGAATATCCATAGCTGATCAAAAGCTTCTGGAGAGCCTTGACTTGATTGCCTTTATCTCCATTTTGAAGTTGATTGATAGAAACTGTACATTTAACAGTAGACTTAGTAGCTACCGTCTGCGTTTTAGTAGTATTAGTTGTTGTGTTAGAGCTTGCCCCGTACTTGGGTCTAGCATAACCTCGAATGTACCCCCAGCCAGCGTATATGTTACGTCTGCCAACAGCATCATTCATATTACCCTCGATACAGGTAATAGTATTACCGTTTATAGCTTCGACAAAGCCAATATGGTCGGCAAAACCATCGTTCGGTTGGGTGCTATCATCCCAGTTAAACACAATAATGTCGCCTACTTGAGGCTTGACCTTACCATCTTCAATCCAAATACCAAGCTTCTTGAAGATAGCGATGTGACGCTCACAACCTACTTCAGTACCGATAATGTCGACGGCACCAGCTTTAATAGCTACGGCAGATACAAAGCAATCGCACCAAGGGTCTGAATTAGTCATGTCATAACCACTTGTATTATTGTTATAGATCTTCAGAATTTCTTTGTACTTACCATTCGCTTCACTATACCCAATCCAACTTCTCGCAACATCGAGTACTGCTTTAGCTGTAACGCTCATTATTACTCACCCTTTTCGGTAGTTTTAAACTGACTAATAGCCTGGATAACCTTATCGTAACCAACCATCGCACAAAGCCAACTCATAAAGACAAGAGCGACGATACAAATAACGGACTGCTGGGTAAAGCCGACATTGCCAATAACGTTATAACAAACGCCGATGGCGCCAGACAGAACCATAGATACAACGCCCGCAAGGGTATTGGCTCGATAGGTCTTATTATGTTCGGTAGCGATCTTCTTGATAGCCTCAGTAACTAGGCCCGTAAGAGTAGAAGTAATAAGAAGACCAATCATAAAAGTTTCAATATTAACCATTTTGAATTTTCTCCTTCTTTAAAATTCATTTCGAGACTCTAGCTCGATTTCTTCGTTTTCGCATTCAGGATGAACTGCCGGAAAATCTTCTTTTGCTTGTTCGCCTCGTCGATTGCTAATAGCATGCTGTATGGAATTTTTAATCATCCATATAGCACCTCCGCATGATAGAGGAATGGCTACATTAGCACCAATAGAAGCCCACATCGAAGTGTCATAGCAATTCATTCCAGTTTCCTTACTTAGGATAGCTGAACTGATAGTAACGATAGTCGCTATAATAGACTGATAGACATTATCCACAATCCACATAACGACCATCGCAACGATAAACAAATCAGAAAAGTAATTAATAGGCGACTGTCCTAATCGATACCCTACGTCTTTTCGCATATGAATCACCCCTTTGTATTTAGTTTCTTTCGCCGTTCTGCATTCAAAGCAGCATTACGAGCTAGTATCTCTTTTCTGCTCATCTTCTTAGGCGGAGAGTTCTTAATATTACAAACTCGTATTAAAGTAAGCAGACGATTCAAATGCCATTTTTCGAATTTAATAGGTATGTTTAACGAGATCATCCAATAATAAATAAGCTCGGATGTGACAATTTCCCTATTAGTTTTACTAAGTCCATCTTCCGAAAAAGTAGTCGCAGTCATGGGCGCATCGATATACTCGTTTATCGCAGCGACATTCTCTTCAGTAAGATACTTATAAATCTCAGGATCTACATTCTGAGTAATAGTCATGCATTTAACATAATCTAGGACTTCCTCTACAGTTTTGTCATTTCTCGATAGAAACGGTTTACACCATTTGGATTCCCATTTTGAAATGGAGACGAGAGAATGCTCCAACTGTATTTTATGTTCTTTTACGTTGATGAATAGCTGTCTTTTTTCATCCCATAGTTCAACAGCCGGTACTGTGATTTGGAGCATCTCTCAACCCTCCCGAATATTCGTAGTTAGTTAACGGCTCTAAAAGTATTAGTAGGCATCTTATTAGCCATATCGGCAGGAATGATACCGTTAATAAATTCAGAAGCCTTCATATCGTTACTGAAAAGATCGATGATGAACTCATCATAAGCCAGAGTCTGCATAAACTCGGTCGTAGCCTTCTCGTCCTTGATAAACCGTCTGCCATCAGCAGACTTCACACCGTAAGACTTAACGATCAGTTCCTTAACGAAATTGAAAATACCGGAATTACCAAGCTTTTCAATCAGCTTATTGGCAGTTTCATTATTAACATCGTCTGTACTCTTGACAGTCTCAGTCATTTCATCAGGAAGACCAAAAGAAAACTCAATAAGTTCGCTCTTAGTCATGTTGAAATAAGCGTCTTCGGTTCTCTCCTTACCGTCGAAATCGGTGTAAGTAATGGTTCTCTTAATCATTTAATTATCTCCTTTCAAATTAAAAAGAGGGGTCGCCAGCCTTTCCTGAATACGACCCCCTAAATATAAAGTTAGTTATTAGCCAGCAGTACCAACGAGCTCAACGATCTCATCGGGCATGGGCAGACGAGCCTCAGCGGACTCACTACCGTACAGAACAGCCTCAAGAGCAGCCAGCTTGGTCTTATCAACCTTAGTAGAGTCGATCACGAGGCTAGCAGTAGGCTTAAAGCCAGTGACGACGACGGGAGTGGTCTTAACTTCCCAAGAGAAAGTAATAGCTTCGGGGCTATCATTGATGGTGGCATAAGCCTTCTCGGAAGGAGCAGCCAGAGCACCATAAATGATATGAATCTTATAACCATAGTCATTGTTCTGAATATCATTACCGAAAGCGGTACGGTAGCAAAGACCGAAAGTCTGACGAGCCTGCTGACCGACGGTAACACCGGTGGCGATTTCGGCAGAACCGTCACACATCAGGAATTCATCGGGGTAAGTATAAGCCTCGATGGTAGCACCGAACTCCTCAGCAGACACCATGTTAAGATACTTAATGTCATCAGCATAAAGAGGAGTAGACTCAGCGCCAGAGGGGCTTTCAGTAACGGCAGTCAGACCGTTCCAAACAACGCCCTTAGGGTAAGTACCATCATTGGTCATGGGGTACAGAACGCCCATCTTTACACCAGTTTCATAAAAGCGTTCGCCAACATTATCCCAAACAAGTTTAGCCATGTGTTTGTCCTCCTTTAGTAGTACAATATTAAAGTAGTATGATTGAGATTCTCAGATACAAAACTCCTGTCGAATCTACACATCATAAAATGCATAAGAATCATATCCGGAGTTTTACTATCCGGATCGGAGTCTATAACCGTAATCTCGTATCGATTCCGATTCTTGTAAATTCTGTCATCGGCGTATTGAGTATCGATATCGTCTCGAGAATATACAATGCACGGATACGACATTTTAATCGTCTCGGGGGGCTGGAAATAAACATTTCTAGATCCGAGAAGTGTACACAGTTCGTTGTGTAAATCAATTCGACTCGCCATTATACAAACCCCCGATAGAAAGAGTAAGTCGAGGGGGCTTAACTTCGACATTATTAATCTTCCATTTAGCCCCCTGGAAAGTAATATAACGCATGGAGTAGATATGATCGTTGGCGTACGGATCGGCTACAATACTGATCTCATTAGAGATATTAATACTGTCGTTAAGATACTCAGTAGACTGAAGTTTACGAGTATTTCGATATACATCGCCGTAATAATTACGTTCGGTAATCTTTTCATCCCATACGCCAGGATTCGTTTCTACTGTCTCAGCGTAGCCGATACTTCCGTACCATTTAGCCATTGACAATCACTCCATTTTGATTGGTTTACTCAGGAATCGGACTCGTCGACCGCAACCACGGTAGCAAGAACCGCGGTAGTAGCGGTGGTAGTATCGGCGGTAACGTAGGTCAGAACACCAACCTCGTCGCTATTCAGAGTGAAGCTGATGGGCTTGTACATGGCTTCATCGGCCACGATGACAGCGCCCTTGAGAAACACATTCTTAAGGGCTTCCGTGCTAAAAGCATTTTCACACTCGGAATCCTGGTATGCGACGCCGCTATCGACGTACACATAGGTACCAGCCACGTTGACGTCCTTGTGGTTAAACAGAATCTTATCCATTAGTCATTCCTCCTATTTTTTATGATCGCCTATGCTCTTAGCCCGCAGCTTCAACCACAGGCTCCTCGAGAGCGATAGCAGACTTCAGCTTGTAGAGAGAGCCGGACAGACGGGTTTCCAGCATGAACTTCTTGAGGTTGAAGTCCATATCGAAGTCCTCGAAGCGGGTGATCTCGCCGCCACGAGTGGAACCGAAGGTGTAGTCGTTCAGGTTGACGAACAGACCCAGGAGCTTCTTCTTGTCGCCATCTTCGGTAGTTCTGG